AGCAAATCCCGCACGCCCTTCGTAAAGCCAGCGAGCCTTTATCATGGTCAATCGCGACAGCGGTCGGGCGTCGTGGACGCTCGACCCCTATCAGGTCAGTCTCTCCTATGCGGCGCGCTCTGCGGGCGACACCGGCCAGGGCGCCGATTGGTTTGGCCCGCTTGCGCCGCTGACGCCTGGCGCCCCGGCGGAGGTCGCCGGCCGCCAATGGGATTTTCCGTCCGGCTATAATCTGGCGCTGCAGCCGCGCCCCTATGCGCCGGTCTCGTTCGCGACCCTCCGGCAGCTCGCCGATAGTTGGGATCTGCTCCGTCTCGTGATCGAGACCCGCAAAGATCAGATCGCGCGCATGGAGTGGGTGATCAAACCGCGCGCGAGCCGCAAAGGCGTCGCCGGTCTCGCCAGCGCGGCCGACGCTGCCACTGCCTTTTTCACGCGGCCGGACGGCATCAGGCCTTGGCCTGACTGGCTGCGCCTCATTTTGGAGGAGCTTTTTGTGCTCGACGCGCCGGCGCTTTATTGCCAACGCAGCCGCGCCGGTCAGCTTCTCGCCTTGATGCCGCTCGACGGGGCAACGATCAAGCCGGTGATCGACGATTGGGGGCGCACGCCGCAACCCTATCAAGATGGAGATGAGACCATCTGGCCGGTCGCCTATCAGCAAGTCTTGAAAGGCGTACCCGCCGTCAATTATTCGCTGCGGGATCTGATTTATCGACCGCGCAACCAAAGGGTCAACCGCGCCTATGGCTATTCGCCGGTGGAACAGATCATCGGTACCGTCAATATCGCGCTGCGGCGGCAATTGTTCCTGACGGATTATTACACCGAAGGCAATATTCCCGATTCGCTGATCGGCGTGCCGGAGGGTTGGACGCCGGACCAAATTGCGACATATCAGAAATATTGGGACGCCTATTTTTCGGGAGAGGCCGGGCGGCGCCGACGCGCCAAATTCGTGCCGGGCGATGTGGCAAAGACCTTCGTCCAGACGAAAGAGCCGGAGCTGAAAACCATCTTCGACGACTGGCTCGCGCGGATCGTCTGCTTTGCCTTCTCGGTCTCGCCGCAAGCGCTCGTCTCGCAAATGAACCGCGCCACGGCGGAGGTGCAAAAGACGCTCGCCGAAGAGGAAGGGTTTGCGCCAATCCTCGCATGGGTCAAGACACTCATCGACGACATTCTGGCGCGCGAATTCACCGGCGATCTCGAATTCGATTGGTCACCGACGGAAACGATCGACCCAGCCGCACAAGAACAGATCATTGCAAGCTATACGAGCCGCGGGATTTTGACACTGAACGAGGCCCGCGCCTTGCTCGGCCGCGACCCGCTCAGCGATCCCGCGGCGAATAAGCCGATGGCCCTCACTGCCAATGGCTATGTGCCGCTGACCGCGACGGCGAGCGCGTCATCGACCCCAAGGGATCGGACCGCCCCGGTCGAGAAGAATGCCGCGTGGGACGAGAGCGAACACCCACGCCAGCCGGCCGGCGCGAGAGATCATCGCGGCGGGCAGTTTGCACCGAAGGATGGGAGCGCGGAAGCAATCCAGCCCAGCGCTATAGGTCCAAAGAGAATAGTTTGGAACGAGGAGTGGAAAGCATGTCACGAAAAATGCCTCGATGAAACTCAGGGCACTTGGCCTGACTCGGATCGCTCTGGCCTGTACCGAATGTGTATGCGAGAGTGTCTCGGTGGCGATTATTAGGGCTGCCCTCCTGACCGGAGTTGTCAATGGACCGACAAGCTGCTGAGGCTTTGCTCAAACTGGCGATCTCGCTGGACCAACCCATTGGAGATATGTATGTACAGGTCGCTGCCTTCTCTGACCCGGAAAAAAAGAGTAAGTATAAAAAGGCGGTTGATGATCTCATGGGGTATATAGCTCACGATATCATTTTTCCAATCGAAAAGGATTATCCCGATTTGCGACCGCCCAAATGAATCGTGCGTCTTGTTGACCTTTTTCATTTATCATTCTGAAGTGGATCGCGTAGAATTAATCTTTCTTAATGTGTCGATGTGTTTTGGATTCGATCCAAATTTCTACCTTCTTGCAAATTCACGTTCGGAAACATGAGATTTTTATCTGGGTATCGATGCGATAGCTGCCATTCGCATTGTCTGGGCCTCTGGCCTTACAATCTTTGTCCATACTGAGATTTGAGCTATGAGCTACGGATTCGATCCAGCCTTTCCGCTGCTTGCTCGGCTTACGACCGGTCACGAGCCATTGGACGAAGAAGAGGCGAAAACCGCGGCCTCCTATCTTGGTGTCAGTCTCCCAACAGACGATTTGAAAGAGCAAATCAAATATCTGAATGCCGTGACCCTAAGCCAGAATGCTTTTCTTACCAAATACCTGGCTTCGGATTTGATCTATAGGTCTGACGAATATCAGAGATCTATGTTTATAAGGGAGATCGTTGCCAATAACAGACATAATTTACACAACAAAAATACACTGAAGAACAATAAATAGCTTTTTCTCCGCGCCATATTGAGATGCGAGGTCGGTCATGTCTTCCGTCACGATAAGTCCCACCGCGACCCAACAACTCCTCAACGACAGAATGTTCGCTTCGTCGCAAGAGGGGAGCGATGGCAAACTCCACTTACTTCTTTATTACCGCCGATCCTATACGACAGACGGCGACGGCGCGGTCGTGGAATATGGCGATGGCTTTTCCTTCACTTTAGTCACCAACCAACAACTTTTAGGGACGTCGGGAATTATCTATGAGCCCGTCGAGGTAGGGCCAGACCATCGTATTCTTGTCGGCACGACGCTAGCTTTGCGAGCGAGCCCTTTCATTATAGACTGGTCAGGTTACAAATATACATATGAGCCCCGACCCGTGAGCTGACGGGAACGCAGAGGCTATACGAGCCGCGAGATGGCAAGTTTCTTCCATGTTTTTCAAGCAACTGCAGGAACAAATATGTCGAGCGAAGACGATGAAGCAGTTCCTTTAAGTGAATGCGCGCTTCCAGGGACGCTCACTGTGACGGACCGCGCGATAGGACTAGCGAAGCGCTTTCAAGCGGCCGTCCCGAGCGGCTATATTGTCGCTTTCTCATGGTATGATTGGGGAAAATCGCGTGCCAACAAAGACGCGCCTTGGGTGGAGACCGGACCCGGTCTCGACCTTGGCGCTTATAAGATCCATCAAATTCCGCAGGCTGCCGTCTGGTCGGAGGATACATTCCGCTTCGCGGTGCTGATCCGGCCGGATGTGCTCGCCGCGCACCCGGCTAAGACAATTGATTTCAACAGCGCGGGCAAGGTCGTCCTTGAATAGCACCTCTATGGACAGACAAGCGGCTGAGGCCCTCCTAAAACTGGCGCTTTCGCTCGATCAAACAATCGCGGACATGTATCGACAGGCTGCCGCCTTCTCCGATCCTGAAAAGAAAAGCAGATATAAGTCAGCGGTCGATCATCTGATGGGCACGATTGCCCACGATTTCATATTTCCGATTGAAAAAGACTATCCCGATTTGCGGCCCAGCAACTAGCGCGCTTTCCGACCAGATGGACTCATCTGGTCGGTAAGAACTCGCGCCGCTTCAAAATGTCGGAGCAAATCTTCGTCGCCGAACCGGAAGCCAATTCGGCGGGATTAGCTCTAAGACTCGCGCTTTCCGATCAATAGTTGGACCCGTTTGGTCGCTCCCGCCCCGCGGGGTCAGCGGCGATGACTCACGCCATAGGATAGACCATGCTGACACTTCACATCCCGATCACCAAGGTTGATGCCAAACAGCGTCTCGTCACCGGTGTCGCCACGGCGGAATTGCCTGACCGCGCTGGCGAGATCTGTGATTATGAGACGACGAAGCCCTTCTATCAGAAATGGTCGGATGCGATCGCGCAATCGACGGGCGGGCGCTCGCTCGGCAATCTACGCGCGATGCATGGCCAGGTCGCGGCCGGCAAGGTTGTTTCGCTCGGTTTCAACGACGATCGCAAACAAATCGAGATCTGCGCGAAAGTCGTCGATGACGCCGAATGGGCGAAGGTCGAAGAAGGCGTCTATACCGGGTTCAGCCAGGGCGGTACCTATGTCAAACGCTGGACCGATGATGCGGGTCTGCGCCGCTATACGGCGGAACCCCACGAAATCTCACTCGTCGATCTGCCCTGTCTCGACGAAGCAAGATTTGAAATCATCAAAGCCGATGGCTCGCTCGAATGGCGGCGGTTCAAGCCCCGATCAAAGCAACTCGACAAGATCGGCGCCCGGCACAATGCCGAAGATCTCGAGCGCATCCAAGCGATGCACGACACGTCCGTCGCGCTCGGCGCGACCTGCACCGCGGAGAAGTCGCTCGGCCTCGCCGAGCGCGATCTTATCAAACGTTTCGATCTTTTCGCTGCGGCGATCGAAACGTCCCTCGCTGATCTGTCGAAACGGCTGAAAGCGATCGAATCGCAGCCGCAACCGCTTCCCCTTGTCGGCCGTACGCGCCTTGCCGACCGCCAGGATGAAATGAGCGACGAGGATCGGCTTCTCGCAGATCCCTCGGCGCTCGCCCTCCTCGCCATCAAGCTCGCCCAGCGTCGATCGCGCTAGAACAACCCGTCGAATCCAATTCAACGCAGCATTTCGGGCCCGAGCGGATGACACGCCGATCGATGGCCTTCCCTGCGTATCGCAATCCGTCCGCCTCGTGCGTGACGGGGGTGGGAGCGCGGCCCCTAGCCTCGCGCACGCATGCCTCCTGCCTCGGCGAGGCCCATGCCGTGCTCCCACCCGAATATCCCTGACGTCGACGACCCTCGAGAGAAAGAAAGCACGATGCCGAACGACTTGAACGACGTGATCGCGGGGCTGAAGACCGAGCAGCAACAGCCGCTCAATCATTTCACCAAGAGCACCTTCACCGAATCAGCCAGCGCCACCTCTGGCCTGACCTTCTACGATCTCGAAACCGGCGCCAAATTTCTCTACCCCGTCCTCACGCCGTTGCGGAACACGATCCCGCGCGTCAGTGGCGCCGGCGGCCTGCAGGCGAATTGGCGCGCCATCACCGCCGTCAACACGACCGGGCTGCGTCTCGGCGTGTCGGCGGCCAATCGCGGCGCCGTCATGGCGGTCGCGACCAGCAATTATTCGGCGGCCTATAAGGGCCTCGGTATCGAGACCAGCGTCGACTTTGAAGCGCAATATGCGGGACAGGGTTTCGACGATGTGCGCGCCATCGCCGCCCGAACGGGTCTCGAATCCTTGATGATCGGCGAGGAGGCGATGATCCTCGGCGGCAATAGTTCACTCCCGCTCGGTCAGACACCGACGCCCACCGTCAGCGATGTCGGCACCGGCGGCACGCTGGCGCCGAACCAAGCTTTCAGTGTGATCTGCGTCGCCCTGACCCACGACGGCATGATGAATGCGAGCCTCGGCGGCGGTATCCA